ACCAGCGAGCATGTCACGTAAGTCACGGAGAAAGTTTATTGCTCTACGAGTACCCTCGATGCCTGCATCGAATACCAAATCCTCCACATGAGTCATGTGAGTATTTTTCTGTTCTGATATGTAACTCTTTAATCTTTTCATCTTTTTATACTCTATTATACCGCAAGTTGCAATTAAAGGCAACCACTTTCTTTAATAACCCTACAGACTTGAGGGGATTATCCTAAGGTGAAAGTGCCGTTGGCTCCCTTGTGTGGACCAGAAGAACCCTTCATAGTCATGGTCGCCACATTCATAATCTTACCAGTTTTCTTATGTGTGCCTTTAATGTTGACAGCAATGCCACCATTATGAACTACGTGAAGATTTTCATAATTGTCCAAGTGTTCATCAGCAATTTTATGTGCAGGTTTTACTAAAGGTTTTGATGATCCATCATCTTGAACATGAGAGTGAGCCACAGTGTGTGGTATTTTAGTTGGAGCAGATACATGTTGATTAACAATTTCTCTGAGTTTGGTATCATCATGTGTAGCCAAACCATCTGAGAATTTCTTTGCGATTGCTCGTTTAGCAATCAGCGCACCTTCTTCTGCAGACTTTGCTCTTGATGCAGCCATCTGTAGAAATTCATCAGGTTTCTTATGTTTGTCATGAGCATTAACAAACATCTCAAAATGTTTATGTGTATTCTTTTCTTTGGCGGATAACTTTCTACCAGAAGAAAGAAGTCCAGAAAGACGAGCATGTTCTGCTCTTACTTTATCAATACCCAAGTTGTCAGCTTTATATTGAGCATGACGATCTTCTGCAGTACCAGCGTAACCTAATTTTTCCATAGCTGTTGCATGAACTTTTAAGTGCGAGTTTAAAGAACCAGCTGGGATGTTTGCAGTTTTCTCTAAAGAGTCAAGTCCTGGATTACGATAGTTCGGTTGTTTGTTTGTTCCATACTTTGCCGAGATTCCATGATGCCCAATAACCTTACCACTTTTGTCATGAATCTCAGCGATTAAATCTGCGTTTGAGTTTACATCTTTAATGCCAGTAGTCTTTTCATGATCTCCAGGTTTATTTGGTTTATCAGCATTGGATGTCCAATAAACATTTCCAATCTTATGTCCAGGTTTTAGATGCCCTTGTTCTACTAGATGATCGTGTAGTGATTTGGCTGTAGACTTTGCATGTGAATCAATTTCATTATATGCAGCATCACCAATCTTTTTCTTTAAACGATCGTGAACTTGTTGAGGTGTACCAGCATGTTCATCATTTTCAGATTCTGCACGATGATGAGAAGGTAATTTAGTTTCTGGATGCAGATGTTTTGATAAAAGGATTTCGTGTAACTTACCTTTATCATCACTGTCCACTCCACTGCTAAGTGCCTTTCCCTTCTCTAATAGTAGAGTTTCTTCTTTTAAGAATGATTTAAAATTTAACATAACTTACCTTAGAAATGGATTCTTCTTTTGTGTTCCTGGTTTAAGAGAGTACGTACTATCAGGCATTTTAGTAATTTTTATTTCTGCCTGAATCTCGTAAAAATCAGATCTTGTGGCAACTCGGACTTTGAAGTCTCCCATACCTGCAAGAAGTGGAATACGATTAGCACCTAACTTAAATGGATCAGTTTTTGATATTAGATAAAAGTCGTCAGCAGCTTGCATATAATAAGCTGGAGCTTTTTTACCAAGCGTATAGTGTTCTGTGACTAACTTACCAAGATTATAGTTTTCTTGATTGGCGATATACCTATTAACATTAGGTTGATCAAAATACTTTTTCATAACCTCCAAAGGAACTGCCCCATCTTCTTTGAGACCACCTTTGGTTGTTGGTAATTTTATTTTATTTAAAGCAATGCCAGAGAACAAAGCAATCTTTTTAACGAAGTCTTTAGAAAAAGAAGACTTGTTAAGAATATCAACTGCAGCATGCGCTGCTGGAGTAGTATAAGTAGTTTTCCAACTACCATTTGAATAAAATACACGAGGATTAGAAAGATTATCAGTATGATTCATCTTTACTTCCATCCATGAAGTAGTCGTGCCGTATGTTACTTTAACATCAGCATACCCTGTATCTCCTGGAGGTCTAGTTGCCTTAACTCCTGGAATTTTATCGATGTATTTGGCTACATCCTGCTCATACTTGTCAGATAGTGCACTCATTCACGTTCCCTATTAGTAAATACTAATTATTTAGGACGACGAGATGCTCGAATAGTTCGCTGGTATTTACGATCCCACTTAACGATCTGCTGCATCAGCTTAGGAATTGCAGCGTTATTACGATAGTCGTAATTGAATGCTTTGAGGATGTAGTTTAGGGTGGAAGAATCCTTAGAGTGCTTTGCTCTATTGATTAGTTCTTCTGTGGTGATAGTTGGTTTGTAGATTTTGAAGTCAAGTAACACACAGTGGGCATATGCCTGAATTTCATCGAACTCGGAGAGATATCTTCTCTCAATGTTCTTCTTTTCATGTTTTACTTTCTTGTAAGGAACGACATAGCCAGACCATTCATCTCCTCTTCTGTCGAACTGCATAAAGTGTATTAACTCATGCATTTGAGTCTGGATTATACGATACTTAAACTTGTTCCAAGTATCTTGTGTGAATGGAAACCTATCGAATGAAGTTGTGTATATTTGGATACAACACTGTCGTTCATCTGGTCCATATTCACCACCAACGGCAACATAGTTATCGTACAATTTGGCTTTAGATTTTTGTGGAAGGAACTCGACTTTAGTTTTCCACTTTCTGAAATAGTTTGAAAGACCCTTACTATCGTTGCAATAGTTGTCTAAGTCTTGCCATACTTTCGAAGGTATAAATTTCGCTCTGAATGGACGCTCGTGAAAGTTGAGCAGATCCATCCAATCGTAATTAGCGTTTTCCAGGAATTCAAAATTGCATGACATTTTACATCCCAGAAAGGCATTTTACATCTTGAAATTATCCTCCAAGAATGCGAGTACCTTTCCCTGCTCCTCTAAGTTAGTGTTACTAAACTCGGTAATATAAGGCATCAGTTCAAAGTTTGATAGTAGATTACTATATTTAGTTTCTCTGCCTTTTAGGAATTGTTCAGATTGGTCGGATCCACGATCCTTATAACGCTGTTCTAGGACTTCTTTAGTAGTCTTCAAATAGACCACCTGAAGATCTGTATCTGGTAATCCCATAGCGAACTCTAAGAAAGACTGATTAAAGATTCGATCTCCCTCGAATAGGATGTTACAGTTGTGTGAAGCGATCCAGTCTTGTAGTGGAGGTTGGACTGCCATAGAAAGTCGATCCGTTCCAGCGAAGACTTGACCCTCTTCATACTTACCTAGAATGTATAGGTCTCGCTCTATATTGTAGCTGGCATTTACCAGCTTAACTGGGGCAACATCAATCCAATCTTTTCCTTCCATAAACTTACGGAATAGAGTGGTCTTACCAGTTCCAGGTTGTCCACCCACAGCAATCAGTTTACGAGTTTTCATAGGATTAGTCACTTTCTTAATATTAATAGAGTCTGCAAGACCAAAGTTATCTTTAAGCATTTCTGGCTTCTTGGATTAGGTTCTTCAATTCATCTTCAGTGAACACCCATACTCTTCCGAGAAAGTGGTGTGTGTCACTATCTACATTGTGCTTCTTGGTGAAGGTAGTTTTCTTAATTATATCTCGTGCAAGATTCTTAGACAAGTTTTCTTTGATCTCGTCTGCGTAGGTTGGAATAGTTTCTTTTAGTTTTAATAACTCGAACTCTGCTACCTTATGTTCAACTGTAATCTTGTTGAAGCAATGGCAATCAAGAAAGTCTTCCATATCAAATCCACCGAATGATAGAGTACTGGAAGATACTGTACCACCAGAAGATGTACTAATTGTAA